GTAGAATAAACGTTTGTAGGGTTTAAGCCGCCAGAAACAGTAATAGATTGTATTGTAGATACTGTTCTGGCCTCAACTTGGTAGTTGCTGCCATCTATAACCGCCGTTATTTCATATTCTTGATTTAAAACATTGGCTACAATATTGCCGCCTAAAGAAGTTGCGTTGGAAAATATTACAAAATCTCCGGGTGAAGCCAAGTGATCTGCATCTGTGACTTTAAACGTACAGCTAGAAACAGATGCGTTACCCGCATGCGTTGCTGCTGTGGTCCCATCTTGCCCCCTAGAGCAGCCTGTAAGAGTGTCAGCGGACGTTCCTGTATAGGTTATAACTTCGGAACCTATTTTAATTCTTCCAGAAGGCGCAAATGCTGTTGCTGCTGAATTGCTTGTAAGACGAATAACTGTATCAGTTGGTAAAACTTGTGTGTTATGAAGCGTTGTGCTTCTAGCAGTAAACGGGTTTGTAAGCGTATCTGTTCTGTCTATAGGTGTAATGTCATGGAATGTTTCACCGTTATTTATGTAAAACTTTCTGTTGGTTCCTATGCCTAATAATTTAGTGCCATCAAGTGCGACCCAAGAATGCAAAGACCTACACGTTCCTATAAACGCTTCGTTTGACCTTTTTACCCAACCACCAATTTTTTCTGGAAAACCAGCGCGAAAACGCACTTTATCACCATCGAACCAACCACCTTCATTGCTGTAAGATGTAGTTTCTTTATTGACTCCTGACCTAAATTTTAGCTTGCTTAACGCCATAGAACACCTTCGATTTAGCCAGTTCTTTCAGGCACTTTACAATATTTAATACCATCTGGCTACACGGTATCTATCAGCTAGGCTCAACGGGCCATGTTACGTTTGTAGGAAACCCAGATTGTGCGGGTACGTCACGCAGTGCTTGTCTGTACGTGCGCCAATCATCAGGTATATAGTCAGGCCAAACCTTGCTGTCAGATTCTATTAGTAGTTCGTCACGCTGCGCCCGTACTTGAGTTGCGCTTGCAGCCACTGGGTCAGATTGAAAGTTAGGCCAGTTTGACATGTCTTCTGCATCATCAAACACTGCGCCATCGCCTGTCGTTTTGTTGTACCAAACCTTAGACATGATAAACCCTCACATTTCCTGCTGCACCTGTGCCACCAGCATTGCTGGAGTTTGTTGACCCACCACCGCCACCTCCCGGCGCAGACCCGTCTGTTCCTGTTGATGCCACTGCACCACCTGCCCCAGAAAACTCACTGGTTCCCGGAGAAGAAATAATAGTACCCGTGCCTTTATATGCACCTCCATTACCTCCCCCAAACAAACTATGCTCAACACTACGATTAGTTCCTTGGTAGGTTTTTCCAGCGGCATAGTATACATTAACAACCCCACTTGGCAAAACGGAGGAGCTACTAAAAATACTCCCCGACTGGGTTGTTGCAACTAACGTAAAATCATCACCAGCGGTATCAATAACGTCTGTAGAACCCGAAGTTATTTCAAAGACTCTATCTGATGTAGTGTTTGAAGCACCTGCAGTTGAAAATACTAAACTTCCATTTGCTGATGTAAGGGTAAATGTTGAAGCATTTGGAGTGGTGCCGTTATAATTGTTAGTGCCGCCAGCATTCCCGGCTTTAGCGGCCCCAATAACATACGCTCCACCATTAAATACGCTGGCTTTACCGTAGAGAAGTGTTGCAGCCCCTCCATCCCCCCCATTACTATCGGCGCTATCTTTGCTGCCGCCCCCGCCACCAGAGCCTAGCAAATAAATCCAAACATAATCATCGTCAGCCAAAGACCCTTTGCTCCATGTACCTGACGAAGTGTAAGTGTTTGTTGGCGATGACCAATCTGTCGGAAACACAACTGCCGATGCACCAGATGCAGCCCAAGATAGGTCGTTAGCACCTGCGGTTAAAACATAGCCTGACGTACCTTTAGCCAACGCTGCAGCCACACCTGATGAGTTGCCTACTTGTATAGCACCCCTAGCCAACGCGCCCGTTACACTACCAGCAACAGAAAGATTTGTACTACCGTCCGATACCGTAGCTACCGTAGCGTTAGCACCGTTTTTAATTACAACGTCTGTGCTGCTACCATCGCCCTTTAGGATAAGGCCGTCAGCCGTGGTGTTGGTAATCGAACCCGTCGAGAACCCTGCTAAATCTCTGGCTTTGGTCATAGTTATTCTCCGTTAGGGTCTAGCGGTACAAATGTTGGGTCAATTAAGTTTGCAGGATAATTTTCATTAGAGGGTAAATCACGCAAAGCCTGTCGATATGTTGCCCAATTCGTAGACATTGTTGGCGTATCGCCTAAAGCCATAAAATCACTTTCACACAACTTCAAGTTACGCCAAACCACAAAAGCTGCTTGTAATGTGCTGTATTCAGGGTGTCTTGGATGCCAATCCCAAAAAGGAACTAGTGTTTCTGGTACATACATATCTTATCCCCCATTACCATCAGCGGTTACAAATACTTTAGTTGCAGATAGGGCATACCCCAACCGCTTGCCCCCTCCAAATTGACTTTCACCCACATTAAGACTGCTAAATCCAGAAACCACACTGCCAGCCTGTGCAACCGTTATAGTGGCTCCACTTGATGCGCTTGAAGAACTATCATGTATGCCAATAGGATTTAATCCGCTGCCGTTGTTTGCTACATTGATAGTCTGAGCAACTATCTGAGTATCCTGTGCAGAGTTGATGAACTTATTCGTGCCTAGTGTAAACAAAAAGTTTCTTCCAGTGTCATATGTTACAAAATCTCCCCCTTGAGGATAGATAATAGTAGTGTCAGAAGACACTTCATTTAAAAGGCAGGAAACTAACGCCCCAACGTCAGTTTCGTCGTAAATCATTTTTATAACTGCTACGTTGGCCCGAACACTATCGCTACTCATAGTATTTCCCGGTTTATAAAGTATATAAGCTGTTCCGTTACTATCAAAATTAACCGCAGCCGTTGTCATTGCATTGTAGGTAGAAATTAAAGAAGTGCTTAAAGTATCGCCATTTTGTTTTGTTTCCACAAGTTTGACAACCTTGGTTTTAAGGTTTGAAATACTTCCACTTCCAACAGTCATTTCATAAAAACTAACATATACTCCCGCTGATGTGTTGATCCCAATGCCCCAAAGTTTTGTGCTGGTCAAGTTATACCATGCAATTTGAGGAAAACTTTGTAGCCCCCCATTAGGGTGCCCACCAACACCTATAGGCCCAAGAGCATACCCTACTTGAGTGGGTGTAGTGCCACTCACAGTAAATAGGTAAATGTCTTGCTCTCCATCAGATCCGCCAACCTTGCGGGTATTAACAATATGTTGACTTGAATTTTGATGCCAAAAAATGCTTTTGGGATATAAGCCCTGCCAATCATATTTTGTACCAGATGAAACTTGTATGTCTAACCAACTTCCCCCAGAGGCGGTGTTGTTTCCTGCGTTAAGAGTAACTGCTTTTACAGAAAGCTCCCCAGTGGCATTGTTGCTTTGGTTATTATAATGACCCCCATGCAAGATCATAAGATGGGAGCCATCGTCTGCAACAGAAAAAGCTGGAGTTTCTATAGAGTTGCCATTATCCTCATAACAAAAGCCGCGCTGAACACCTGATCCAGCATTTCCGAGATTAGTTGTATGCGTCCACGCTACGGTGTTGTTGCTGGCGTTTAACGTACCTATTGCAACTGCGATACCGCCATAACTACCACCACTTTCCCAGCCACCATAATCATAAACAGCAATAAACCTGTCTATGTTGGCGTTGTACTTTACGTTACAGTTATTCATTGGTCCTGAAGAGTTAAACGCAGTGGGTGTGCCGTGGGTCATTGTTCCATCTGCTGCAACAGCAGAAACCACATACCTTGCATTCGCAGCATTTGTTCCAATACGGTATTTGTAAATTGTTACGTGTCTGCGGTCTGCAACAGTACCTGAATCTTTATACGCTGTCGAACCAGCATGACCATCATATTGAGCGCCATATGCACCGCTAAGTTTGGCGTTAAAGGTGCTGACTACAACGTCATTGTCTGCAAGTGGATAACTACCCGTTTGATCTACCGTTCCATCACTGTTCAAAAACACTGCCGCTCTAGCGTCAACGGTAGCATTCGTGACATATGATTGCCGACTGTCTGATCCAGAAACAGTAGCCCAAGACGCATCTGTTCCATCGGATTGAAGCAGTGTATTTGCACCGCCGATAGCCAGAGGCGTAGACACACCAGAGCTATTGCCAACATCAATAGAACCTCGCGTCAGGGCGCGTGTAACGGTGCCTGTAGCAGTTACAGAACCACCAACGGTGGCATTCCCTGTAGCAGTCAAATTGCGGATCGCGGTAACGTCCTTATTACCGTCAGCAGTAAGAACTTTATTGGCTTCTGTAGTGCCGTTGGCTGACGCCTTATCCGTCAGGTTGAGGTCCGCGATAGACGCATCAATACCTGAAATAATTCCAGAGCCTTTGCTGCCGATATATCCTGCCATCTTATAATCTCCTAAGTAGGCTTAGTGGGCCATGTGACGCTGTTTGGAAACCCAGACTGTGCGGGTACATCACGCAACCCCTGTCTGTACGTTGTCCACGCGCTTGCCATTGTTACGTCAGAATTAGCCATCCAATCGCATTCCGCTAGTCTGCTGTCTCGGTCTTCGCGCACAGACGCCGCTGCGCGAGTATCTGCCCCCGCAGCCCATGCCGCCTCTTCTGCATCCCGTGCAGTTTCTTCATCAGCAGTAAACTGCACCATGTTGCCATTAACGTTGTGGTATCGTGGCATTTTATGCTCCTATGAGTTTACTAGACCGTACATGGTGATTGTTCCTGACGTTATATTTCCACTATTAAATAAAAACTGAACTGCATTAACAACTGTAGCAACTTTCGTTCCACCACCACTGGCCGACTGCGCAAGGTAACCCGTGTATTGTGTATTAAGACCAGTTCCACCTGCATAAGTTCGTGCATTTATTTGAGGGCTGTTTATTTTAACATCAATCGAACCTCCCTCTGTTGCGGCAACATTGCCAAAATTAAAATACATTAAAGGTAGTAAATTTGCATCTCCAGCAGAAAAACCCGGACTTGCTCCAATGATATAATAACTATCACTTGCAGATAAGTAATTAGAACCACCGTCAACAGACATTCTTAAGCCAAATACTACTTCATCTGTTACAGGAACAATATTGCCGCACGTAAACAAGTAACTGTCATATTTACTTGAATCAAAACCTGTAAAATTAGCAGTTGCTGCGTTGCTTACATCAATAGAAGAAATAAACACTAACCCTCCGCCAATCTTAGTACCCATATAGGTAGCAAGCCTAGACATGGTAGCTTTACGATTGGTGCCACCCGCACCATCATCAACAACCATTAAGTCAGCATCGACCAACGCTGCGCCAATATCTGTACCACCGTCAATATCCAGATCAGCAATGTTTATGCTGCCATCAGGGAACGTAGGAGTACCCGCAAACGTCACACCCGTTGTGCCTGTTGGTATCGACATTACTGTAGCGTCTGCATCGTTCTTAATAGTTACGTCTGATGTAGAACCCTGACCCGTAAGCACCAAACCATCAGCCGCAGCATAGCCCATAGCAGCGGCATCACCCGCAGACGTATCGCCCGTGGGCAAGAATGTTCCGCCGCTTGCAGTAACGTCACCCGTAAATGTCCGTGATGATATTTCAAATGTGCTAAAAGAAATAATCTCTAACGTGTCGTTAGCAACCGCAGCAACCGCCAGCACAACGTCTGAGCTATTGGTCGCGGTAAAATCGGCAGGTGCAAGTTTCACACCGTTCATATAAACATCTACAAATCCGGGCGTATATCCACTTGTGGGAAAGCTGGTTTGCCCAGCCGTTGCCGTAAATGAATCACGTTTCTGTGTAGCCTGCGGGACTGCGCCCGTGCCGATATATCCAGCCATTAGGTAATCTCCAACACCGACAATACAGTATCTACGCTGCTACCCGTGTCTGATATTACTTTAACAACATCAGCAGCTTCTAAGATAATTTTCCCATCCAGCACAGACAGCGCCCCTTGCGCGGGTATCGGTGCGTTTTTAACAATGTAATAATCTGTACCGCCTCTGGTAATGTAGGCACTGACCTTGATTTGGCTTGTAAGAATGTTAGCGAGGTTAATACCCACCGCAACCGTCTGTGTGCTTGACGGCACTGTGCGTACAGTAGCCGCAGAGGTTCCCGTTGCACTCGCCAAATAACTCTTGAATGTATTAGCCATCGTTTATCCTAACGCTATGCTTAATGCCAAAACGTCACCAATTGAAGGCGCTGCGGCCCCCGCTATAAACAGGCTTGGGACGCTCAAACCTGTAAATGCGTCTGTCATGGCTGCGCCAGAACCCGCTCCATCAGAAAAAACAGCCTTAACTTGACTGTTTGGTATTGTGATTGTGTTGCCAGTGCCTTGCTTAATGATAATGTTGTACGGGCCTGAAGAACCACTATCGGTAGTAGCGTTTTCTATAAACCACATTTTATTGACAGTGTTTGGGCCAATAGTAATGGTGCAATCTGAATCCAAAGCGCCTGTGTATTTTAAATACAAAGATCGTCCGGGGTCTGTTGCTCCATCTGCAATAGTAGTTGCATGTGTGTTTGCATTTGTTGTTATGGCTTCAGTGCCGTAACTAAATGCTTCAGCAATTAGCTCTAAGTTAGTGTTGGTTGTCGTACCCCAAGAGCCTGATTGTTCACCAGTTCCTATCTCTTCTAATCTTAGATCGTTTGTGTAAACACTAGCCATGTAAGTTTCCTAAACACTGTAAGCTGACATATTTATATCGCGCATATCATTAAGACGCAATCTTTTTCCAATTTGGTGAAGAACCCGGAGATATTGGGGTCCAATCGCCCGGCGGGGCAGGAGTTATAGGATTCCAATTCGCGTTATGTATAGGCGTTATATTATTCCAAACAAATGCTGTTCCCAACTCCATAGTAGCGGAAACACCTTCTGGGTATACATACTGGCCTATTCCTATTGAAACAGGGAAAGGATCACGCCCTGTGGCTGACACCCCTGCAACCGCATAACCAAATGCTACAGTAACAGACCCAACGCTTCCTGTAGCTGACACGCCTGTAACGGATACTCCGATAGGTATGTTGACAGTTACGTCCCCAACTGCGCCTGTTCCTGCAACGCCTGTAGCAGATATATTCGCATCTACTTTG